AAGCGGGCGATGGAACAGGGCAAGCAGACCCACGAGCAGGGCGCGGTGCTGCAGGCGGCGCAGCAGGCGCCCGTGCAGGTGTCGGAGCAATGAGCGGCACGACCGAGCCGGTGCTGGTCGACGGCCTGGACCAGGTGCTGTTGATCCGTCTGTATCCCGAGGCCGAGGGCCTCAGCGATGCGGGCGCCAAGGCGGTGGCGCAGGGCACGCAGACCGCCGCTGACGGCGCGGCGCTGGAGGCCAGCCAGTATGAGCCGGTGCTGGGACTGGAGGCGCCAGACGCGCCTGCTGCCCCCACAGCGCCGCCGGTCAATGTCGACGTGCCATACGTCACGCAGACCGGTGACATGCTGAGTTGCACCATGGGCATCTGGGACGGTGAGCCGACTGGCTATGCCTACCAGTGGACGATCGATGGCGTGGCTGTTGGCACTGACGCATCGACCCACACGGTGGTGGCCGGTGATGCCGGCAAGACGGCTGCGTGTGTCGTGTCGGCGACGAATGCGCTGGGCACGACCGCGGCACCGCCGTCGAATGGCGTCGTGGTGACGGCCCCGGCGCGCTGATGGCGTCACTCGCGCAACTCCAGGCCGACGTGGCGTCCTACCTCAACCGGACGGACGTGCTGACCAACGGCGTCATGCCGGGCTGGATCGCTGCGGTCGAGACCGAACTGTCCGAGACGCTGCGGGCGCGCTGCCAGGTGGCGTCCGCCATCCAGCCGATCGACGCGCCCTACATCGCGCTGCCTTCCGACTTCGCGACCATGGAGAGCATCCGCGACAACACCACGGGCGAATTGCTGGTGCTCAAGGACGAGTGGTCGGGGCACTGGAACATGCAATATGCGCCGGTCGGCTGGCAGCCCTATGACAGCATCACTGCGCTCAGCGGGCCATCCACGCAGTATCGGCTGGTGGCCAATTGCATCGAGTTCCTGCCGCACCCGACAATCCCTGACCCGCCGGACCCGAGCTGGGTGCCGCAGTCGGTGCTCATGGGGTGGTATCGCAAGCCGATGCCACTTCTGCTGCCCACCGACACCAATCCCATCCTCGAGGCGGTCTATAGCGTCTACCTGTATGGCGTCATCAAGCAGGGCGCGATCTGGGCGCTCGATGACGACCGCGCGCAGCAGATGGACGCGCTGTTTCAGCAGGCAGTCACCAGGGCGAACTTGTGGAAGCAGCAGAGCGACTATAGCGGTGCGCCGCTGCGTGCCGAGCCGGCGGTGTTCTTCTGATGCTGCTGCGCACCTACACCCCGGTCGCCAAGTCGATCGCCCGCTACACGGCGCTGGGATCGCCGGCAGAGCACTGCGGCATCTGCCGCTTCTACGCCGCGCCGAACATCTGCGCCCGCGTGCTCGGCCCCGTCGTGCCGGCCGGATGGTGCAAGTTCTTCTCCAAGGAGGCCGTGTTCCGGCCGCTTTGGCCGTATGCTGGCGCCGGGGCGCCATCGCTCGACATGTCGTTCACGACGCCAGGGACGATGCCGTCCGGTGTCACCTTCACTCGCGCATCTGCGGCGAAGTATTTCAACAGCGCCGGCACCATGCAGTCGGCGGCGGCGAATGCGCCGCGGTGGGACTATAACCCGACCTCGCATGCGCTCAACGGGTTGTTGGTCGAGGAAGCGCGGACGAATCTGTGGCTGCAGAGCGGCGATCTGTCGCAAGCCTCACCTGTCGGCATTGGCGGTCCTGCGGCGCCCAGTGCGACAGCCAACCAGACGACGGCACCCGATGGCACGTTGACCGCCGCATCAGTCGCATTCCCCGCAATTTCTGCCGGCGCGACCAGCGTGTTGTATCAGCAACTCACGGTCACCGCCGCGCCGGCGACGTTCAGCGTCTGGATGAAGGGCAGCGCAGGCGGCGAGCAGCTCTACCTGGGAGCCAACGGCGGCGCCGGCACGTATGTGAACAGCCCACGCATTACGCTGACCACGGCATGGCAGAGGTTCAGCTTTACCACCACGACGACGGCCGGTGCCTGGTTCTTCGATATCGGTGCTGACATGCGTGGTGGGACAGCAGCCGCCACACCATCGCAAGGCACCTACATCTGGGGCGCGCAGGTCGAGCAGGGCGCGTTTGCCACCAGCTACATCGCAACGGCCGCTGCGGCGGCAACCCGCGCCGCTGACCTCGCCTCGATGCCGACGAGCACATGGTTCACGGCGGCCAATGGCACATACCAGGCAGAGTTCATCCTGAACGGGGTTGCAAGCGGACTGCCGATCATCATCGGCGGCAACGCCGGCTCGCCCACAATAGCCACAGGTGCCGACAGCAGGCTGACAGCCGGCATCCGCAGCGGCGCGTCGGTGTTCAGCGCCACGGGGCCGCTCTACACCTTCGGCGCCGTCAACAAGGCGGCGTTTGCCTATCTGAGCGGGGCGAGCAATGCCGCCGTCAATGGCACGGCATTCGGGCCGAATGCGACGGCGTTCACTGTCACTGGCACCGTTGCCGAGTTAGGCTCGGATGGCGTGACGCCAGGCAACAACGCGCTCAACGGTTGGCTGCGCCGCGTCCGCTACTGGCCGCGCGCTCTGGCCGCCGCCGAGCTGCAGTCGGTGACCACCTAGATGGCAGCGCCCATCACATATCCCTTCGATTGCTGGATGGGCCTGCAGGTGGCAGGCGCCGAAGTGAGCGGCGTCGGCTACGTGCGGCGCTCTGCGCACTTTGAGGACATTGGTGATGGCGTCACGGCGGCCAATGTCGCCAGCGTGCAGTGGCCGCCGTGCGGCTCCGACTGGGGGGCTATCGACACCGTTAACCTCTACGGTGCCCTGACTGGCGGCAATCTGCTCTGCACCGGCGTCACGATCTCGGTCGTGCGCGGCAGTCTGTATGATGTGCTGCGCGTATCGGCCGGTGGCTATCAGGTCATCAATACGACGTTCGGCCTCCTGGCAACGTCCGGCGGCAACATCGGCACACCCTACGACGCCGGGCCATACGGTGACGGCCCCTATGAGATGGAGCCGCCGTCGGTGCTGCTGTTTCGCACGTTCGGCAGCGTCGCACTGTGCGGCAATCAGCCCGGCGTCTGGGCGCCCGGCCCCTTTGACGTGGTGGCAGCATAATGTCCGGCACGGATTATACGACAACGGCCAATCTCGGCCTCTATAAGCCGATTTCTCAAAGAGCGGTCGGGCACTGGGGCGATTTGTGGAACTTCAACGCCGATACGCTGGATACGGCGCTCAGCACCGACATCAATGTCAGGAATTTCGGTGCCAAGGGCGACGGGATCACCGACGATAGTGCGGCTATCAACGCCGCGCTGACCTACATCCGCGCGCATCTGACGGTGAACCACGGGACATTCCGCCTGGTGTTTCCCGGCGCTCGCTACGTGGTCAAAAGCGGCCTGAACTTTACCGGGTTCGACCAGAGTTTCAGCGGCGGCGTGATTGACGGCTGCGGCTCGGAGATCTGGTCGCAGGTGACCGGCGGCGTGACGATCGACTGCCTCGGCAGCCGTTGGCTGAGCTTCCGCGATCTCACAGTGTATGGCGACCCGACGACCAAGCCGTCCATCGGCATCCAGATCGGGCGGGTGTCAAGCAACTCTGCCGACACCCACAACTTCACCAACGTCAAATGCTGGGGGCATTTCACGCTCGCCAGTTTCTATAACTTCGCCTCCGAGAGCGCGGCGTATCTCAACTGCACATTCGATAACGACGAGTCGTCGGCGACCGCTTTCTGCTGGGTCGGCGACGGGCTGAACCACTGGAATTGCACATCCGCGTTTGTCACGCAGACCTGTCCGGTGGAGACATCGGAGCCGTTCGGCGGCGGGACGTTCATCAACTGCGTGTTCCAGGGAACCTCTACCAGCGGCTCGATATGGATTGGCCGGTCCAGTGACCTGCAAATGATCCGCTGCTATTCGTCAGGCGTTAACAATATCTTTGTGCTGTATGCTCCGAACGATCCAGGCGCGTCCAATACGCAGCTATCGCTGTATTGTCACTGCGAACCGCCGAGCATCAAGACCGCCATCGTGTTTAGCGGGGCGCCTGGCCAGACCTACCACTACATCAACGGCTTCGAGTTCTATGACGCGGCCTGTGACGCTACCAACTCGGTGTTCGCGATTGACCCCGCGAGCGCGGTAACTGGCGTCTCTCTGCGGAATGCGCTGATCGAACTCGGGATGGGCGGCGCCGGAACGGGCAAGTTGTTCGATACGCCCGCTGCCTATTCCGTCATAGCCAGACGTGCCGCGCTGCCTGTCGCGGGGGTGTGGCAAAATCCCGGCTACTGGTCTGGGCCGGTGCTCGACTGGACCTATGGATCGCTATGGCTGCCGACTTCGCAGACCTTCGTCGCGGCCAATGCCGGCAGCGCTGCCCCCTATCAGGCGAACGAGTGGGTGCAGCTTAAGCCGGCCGCGACAATAGCCAGCTACTCGGTGACCATGCCGCCCGCCGCAATGCACGGGCAGACGCTGACCATCAGCACGAGCCATACCATCACCGCGCTGACGTTGGTCGCGAACACCGGGCAGACCGTGGCCGTGCAACCCGGAACGCTCACCGCGAACACGTCGGTCAGCTATCGCTATGACGGACCATCGGCCACCTGGCTCGCTCTCGGTCACACCACATGAGCAGCCCCACCGACAGCGGCATCACCATACCAGCAGAACAATGGGAGCACGGACCACATGCCCACGCTCGCAGGCCAGATGTCCAACAGCGCGCAGGTCAACCCGCAGTGGGTCGCATGCGATGGCAAGCCATACTATGTGCTGGATGCCAAGCAGCCGGTGCGCGCCAAAGGCGTGTTGTCCGAGGGCAACCGGCAGGACTACATCCGCCAGGTCGGCTGGCAGGGACGCAGGCGCGGCCTCGGCCCTCTCGGATGGCTGGTCATGGTTCCCCTGGATAAGACGGCGACCTGGAAAATCACCACCGCCGATGACTCGACGGAAACCACGTTGACGCCGCCGGTGCCGTGGCCAGGCAAGCCGCCAGCCGGGGTGCAGTGATGAGCGACACCACGACGCCGAATTATGGGTTCACGTTGCCCTCGATCGGCGCCTCGCAAGACACCTGGGGCAACAAGCTGAACGCCAACTGGGCCGAAGCCGACAGCGTGATCTATTCGCTGGCGTCCGGCTACCTGCCGATTAGCGGCGGGACGCTGAGCGGCGGTCTGGTCATAAGCCCTGCCAGCGGCACGGCGCTGCTCAATCTGAACAAACCAGCAGGGACGGTCACAAACTCAGCAGACATCTATGGCACGACGGCCGGCACGCTGCGATGGCTTCTCCGACTAAGCACCCTAGAGGCGGAAAGCGGCAGCAACGCCGGGTCGAACTTCGGCATTTATCGCTACGACGATCTCGGCAATTACCTCGGCAATCCTCTTAGCATCAGTCGCGCCACCGGTAATGTCGCCATTGCGCAAGCGCTCAGTGTTGCGGGCGCGGTGTCGGCGCCGTCGGCATCCTTCTCCGGCGCTATGTCGGCGTCCTCGGCATCCCTCTCCGGTCAGGTAACCGCCAACAGCTTCATGAACACGGGCGGCACTTTCTACGTCGGGGGCAACCTGAATTACTACCTGGCGCGCACTCAGAGCGATGGCGCCTGGCGGATCGCCGAGAACGGCACGGTCAACCTCACCATTGATACCGGCGGCAACCTGACAGCGCGCGGCGCCATCTTCGGGACCAATGCTCAGTTTTCCGGTGGGCTGAACGTCAACAACATGGCCATGGCCCGGTTCGGCAGCGGTTCCATGCTATCATTCTGGCCGGGCGGCTTTGACCTTAGCTTTTCTCGCGACGGGACAGAATCGTTAGTCTATACATCGGGCAGCAACGACCATTTCATCGCCCGCCCTGCTGACTGGCTGTTCTACAACAACATCGGCAGCTTTGCCGGTCACGGCGATTACGCGAATATCTCTGATGGGCGCAGCAAACGCGAGATCGAGCCGGCATCGCGCGGCCTTGCGGAAATCCTGCGTCTGCGACCCGTCAGCTTCCAGCGCATACGCCACCGCGCTGATACGCGGCCGCTGAGAACAGAGCTGGGCTTTGTTGCTCAGGACGTGGCGCAGGTTATTCCGGAGGCGGTCGAGGCGGTCGGCATGGAACTGTTCGACGGCAGCGGACGCCTCGACAGCGACGAACCGTCCCTTGCGCTGACCACCACGCCAATCGTCGCGACCCTGGTGAATGCCGTCAAGCAACTGGCGGCGCGCGTGGCAGCGCTGGAAGCGCATAGTGCCTAGGGTTACCCAATCGCCGCCGCCCGGCATCGTGCGCCAGTCAACCTCGGAGGCGACGGCAGGCCACTGGTTCGATTCAAACAACATCCGCTGGCGCGGCGGCGTCATCGTGCCGGTGGGCGGCAACGCCGTGCTGGAAGGCACCGAGGTGGACGACGTGCCGCGCGATGTCGTCACCTGGCACGACAACAGCTACCAGCGCTGGGCGGCCTACGGCACCGACACCCACCTCTATGCCTTCTGCTTCGACACCGCGACGCTCTACGACATCACGCCGACCGGTGCGCCGCCGATCCTGCCGCCCGGCTACAATTCCGGCTACGGCCTCGGCTACTACGGCGACGGCATCTACGGCATCTCCAGCAGCGCAGGCTCGCCGATCGGTCCTCCGGGGCTGCTCGGCAAGGCGTCCGACTGGTGGAGCATGGACACCTTCGGCGAGCTGCTGGTGGTGGTCCCGACACAGGATGGGCATCTCTACTCGTGGGACCCGAACACGCCGACGGTGGCCGCCACGCAGGTGCTCAACGCGCCGACCAACAACCGGGGTGTCATCGTCACCGACCAGCGCCAGGTGGTGCTGTATGGCTCTGGCGGCGACCCGCGCAAAATCGCCTGGTCCGATCAGGAGGACATGACGGTCTGGGTGGCCGACGTGACGAACCTCGCCGGCGAAAAGCAGTTGGTCACCTCGGCGGCGGCGCTGACAGCAGCCAAAGTTGCGGCGGGCATCCTGCTGTTCACCACGAACGACGTGCATCTGATGAGCTATGTCGGGCCGCCCTATGCCTACGGCATCGTTCAGGTTGCTGCCGGCTGTGGGCCGATCTCACCGCGTGCGGTGGCCGGCGCCGGTTCGTTCGTCGCCTGGATGAGCCTGCAGAATTTCTGGCTGTATAACGGCAACGTCCAGGTGCTGGGCTGCGACGTGAAAAACTGGTTCTTCAGCGTGCTGAACCCCGGCAGCATCGGCCGCCTGTTCGGCTCGGCCAACCCGCAATTCGCCGAAATCTGGTGGGATTTCCCCGACGAGAACACGGTGAACGGCGAGTGCAACCGCTACATCGCCATGAACTACTCTGGCGTGATGCCAGGGGTGTATTCGGGGCAGGCCGGCGCTGTCGCCGGCTACTGGATGCTCGGCCAGCGGGCGCGCACCGCGGGCGATCGCATCGGCACGCTGGACTATCCCATCCTCGGCGGCATCGGCCCCGGCGGCACCGGTGGCGCGCTCTACCAGCACGAGAGCGGCTGGACCGACAACGGGGCGCCGCGGGCCAGTGCCGGCGAGGTCTACGTCGAAAGCGGCACCATCAACCAGGGCGAAGGCGATATCCGGTTTCATGTGAAACAATTGGTCTTCGACAGCACGACGGACCCGGCGCTGGCGGCGAATTTCGGCTTTCGGTTCTTTGCCAAGGAGGAACCGTGGGACGCGGCGGAGACTGACACTGGGCTGTATACCGAGATCCGCAATGGGCTGATGGACACGCGGGTATCGGGTCGCAGCGTTCGGATGCGCCTGGAGGCGACCGCCGATGCGCCGTTCTCGGTCGGCCGCACCCGGCTGGACCTGGGCAAAGCGGGGAAGCGCTGATGGCAACCACCAGATATCCCGCCGCACCGTTCACCGCGCCGATCTCGGGCGATATCAATCAGCGCCTGTCGCAGATCGCCGACGCCATCAACCGCAAAGCCGACGCCAACGGCGCGACCGTCTTCCCGTTCATCGGGCTGACCGACGGTACCGGGCAGACCTGGAAGATCACCGTGGACACCAGCGGCGTGCTGCACACCGAGGTGGTGACGCGATGACCGGTGCCGAAAAAGCCCACCGGCTGCAGAAGGCGCTGGAATACGGGGGCGGGACCCACCGGCTCGACGACGTGGTGCGGATGCTCAAGGCCGGCGAGGCCAAGCTGTGGGAGAACGCGGGCGGCGTCATCGTCACCGAGGTGAACGAGTTTCCGCTGCGCAAGGTCGTCCACTTCTGGCTGCTGGCGGGCGAGCTGCGCGACGTTCTCGCATTGGAGGATGACGTGCTGCCCTGGGCGATCGAGAACGGTTGCACGGTGGCGACCGGCGTCGGGCGTCCGGGGTGGGGACGGGTCGCGGCCAAGACTGGTTGGCGACCATGGCTGCCACAGTTTTACAAAGAGCTAGCGCCATGATGTGGACCGAAGGCGGCCAAGTCGATCATCTCACGTTCGCCGGCCTGCGCGGCGGCGGCGGCAAGGGCGGCAAGCAGCAAACGGTGCAGGACACCTCCGGCACCACCAACACCACCGGCACGTCGGAGACGCAGCTTCCCCCCTGGCTGACCGGCGCGGCGCAGCAGGCGGTCGGCACCGCGCAGACGCTGAGCCAGGACCCGAACCTGTTCGCCCCTTATCAGGGCCAGCAGGTGGCCGACGTGTCACAAGGCACGCAACTGGGGTTTAACTACGGCATCGGCAACGACCCGACCCAGATGGCGGGACAGGTCGGCGGGGCGGCAAATTCCATCTATGGCGCGATTGCCGGCATGGCGCAGCCGCAGCAGCAGCAATATCTGCAGCAGGGCCTGCAGCAGGCGCAGGGGTTGCTCGGGGGATGGGCCGGTCAGGGACCGGCCAGCGCCGCGTCCGTCGCGCAGGACGCACAAAGCATGATGTCGCCCTACACGCAGGCGGTGATCGATCCGACGATGGCGCTGGGGCGGCAGGCACTGACGCAGAACCTGCAGCAGGTGGGCGCGCAGGCCAATCAGGCGGGCGCGTTCGGCGGCAGCAGGCAGGGCGTGCAGGAGGGCGTGGCGCAGTCGCAGGCAGCGCTCGGGGAAAGCGCACAACTCGGCAACCTGCTGAACACCGGATACGGGCAGGCGCTGACACAGGCTGGCAACCTCGCCAACACCAGGCAGCAGCTCGGGGAAAGCGCCGCCAGCACGCTGGGGCAGATGTATGGCAATGCCGGGAGTGCGATGGCCGGCTACGGCCAGGCCGACATGAACAATGCCCTGCAGGCCGGCCAGGGCATACCACAACAGTATCTACAGAACCTGCTCGGCATCGGCGGCCTGCAGCAGAGCCAGCAGCAGGCGCTGCTCAATTCCCAGATGGGAACCTATTACGGCCAGCAGCAGCAGCCTATCCAGAACCTCGACCTGCTGCTGAGTGCGGTCAGCGGGGTGCCTTATGGCACCTCTGGCAGCAGCACGGGCACCGGACAGACGACCGGCACCGGCACCACGACGGCGACGACGACGCCATCCACGGTCGATCAGATCGGCAGCTATATCGGGCTGATCGGCAAGGTCGCCGGGGCGGCCGGGGCCTTTGCTTAGGGGCATGAATGATGAGTGACACATGGGATGATCCGACCACGACCCTGAGCTACAACGATGGCGGGTTGGACTCCGGCTACGTGGACAGCGGTGCCGCCCCCTTCAACGATGGCAGCAGCGGCAGCGGCAGCGGCATGAATTACCAGCAGGTCCTGAAGGGGCTACAGCAGCTTCAGGGCAGCCAGGGCCAGCAGGGCGCGCAGAAGCCGGCGGTGTCGAACCTGCCCGGTCAGTCCGGTGTGGCGCCGGGTGGCATCCAGGCACAGTCCGGCGCCTATAGCGGCAATGCTTCGGCCATGAATGCGCTGGTGCAGATGCTGATGGAACGAGCCAACGCCTATCGTCAGGCATCGAACCCCGCCACCGCACGGCCCGTCAACCTCGGGGGGCAGTCTCGGCCGGCAGGGCTACTCGGGCTGTAGGGGGGCGCTGTGGCAACACCTGACGACGACACCCAGACACAAACGCCGGCACCAGCAGCGCCACCATCGTCCGGTGGAGCGCCGATCGATTACGCGGCGATCGCACAGCAGCTTTTGCAGCCCCCGCCGCAGGTGCAGCCCGACACCACACCGGCCCAAGGCGGTTGGCACGGGCTGCTGGGCCGCATCGGCCTGGCGCTCGCGGGCGGCACCGTCACCGACAACATGTCGCCCGCCCAGAAGGAACGCGCCGGAATCCGCGCGCTGGGTGATTTCGGCACCAGCCTGATGGCGGGGAGCGGCTACTACCCCGGCAAGCCGATGTTCGGCGGTCTGGCGCAGGGCTTCCAGGGCGCCGAGCAGAGCGAGCGCGGCTCCGAGGAGCAGGTGGTGGGCCAACTCGCCGCGCGGCAGAACTATCAGACGGATCAGCAGAAGCTGCAGATGGAGCGCCTCAAGGCGGCGCTGCCGCTGCTGCAAATGCAGCAATTTGCCGGCGCTCGTAATCTGGCTCTTGGTCAGGGCGGCGCTACGCCTGGCACAGCAACCGGGAGCGGTGGGCCTGCGACCATTGCGCCGCCAGCCGTCGCCTACGGCCAGGGCGGCCCCGGCTCTACAATACCAGTGCCTCCAGAATACATGTCGTATTTCCAGGCGGCGTCGAAACGCACAGGCGTTCCGGTCGATCTGCTCATCGCGCAAGCACGGCAGGAGTCCGGGTTTAATCCGAATGCGGCCGGCGGCGGCCTCATGCAGATCCAGGACAAGACGGCGCTCAACCCCGGCTTTGGGTTAACCGGCGTGCAAAGCCCCGCCATCCTCAAAGATCCCAAGACGAACATCGATTTCGGCGCTGACTATCTCGCCGCCCGTGCCAAGGCTGCCGGCGCCGACCTGAGCACGCCGCAAGGTCAGGCGGTGGCGCTGCAGGCTTACAACGGCGGCGGCGATCCGGATTACGTCAAGAACGTCACGCGGTATATGCCGAAGCCAGCAGCCGGTCCCGCGCCGACTGTGTACGCTGGTCCTGGGGTGCCTCCTGGTGGTCCTGCGGCGCCGTTGCCAGCACCTCCATCACCCGCTGCACCTGGTGGTGCTCCAGCCGTCGCTCCAGCGGCGCCGGGTGCCACGACACCGCCCACGGTTACGCCACCGCCGGTCACCGCGCCAACCACCTACACACGCCAACCGCTGCCGCCCGATATCCAGGCGCGCATCGATAATCCGCCAATACCTCCGCAGTACGACACGGCGGTCCAGACCGCCTTAACACCAGAGGCGCTTCAGACAGCTCAGAACAACAAAGCGGCTGCCATCGCGGCAGCCAAGGCGAAGGCGATCGAAGAGGGAGAGACGTGGCAAGGGAAGCAGCAGGAGATTTGGCAGCAGAACCAAACGACGGCGGGGACGCAGCAGCATGAGATAAACATGGAGTTGCTGCGCAATAGCGAGGCGCAGACCAATCAATTGCGCAACGCGCAGACGACTGCCGACCAGGAGCAGCTCAAGGGCTACAGGGCGGATGGGGACGCTGCTCAACAGCAGGTCAACACCATCCAGATCCTGCGTAACGTCGAAAAGAACATGCCAGAAAGCGGGTCTGTGCTTCTACAGCGGCATCCTGAGCTACTCGACACGCTAACAAATATGGGGCTTCCAAAGGAGCAGGCCGATGCGCTGAGCGCCACCGATCTCTTTCAGCGGATGCTGGGATTTCTCGGGACGCAACTTTCTCAGAGAGCCGCCGTTGGCGCTGGCACGGCGCGGCAGGCAGAAATCGCCCAGAACATGTCGGTACTGCCGGGGCTTGCGACTGATCACAATGGGCGCCAGCAGTTGATGGGATTTCTGCTTAACCTTGCACAATATCGGGTTAACAAGGCCAACGCAGCACAGTCCTATTACAACACCACCACCAGCCCGCGCTTCAAAGACCTGCCGACGTTGAACGGCGCCGTGCCATTTGAACAGCAATATGGCGACGACCCGGAAAATGCGATCGTCCCGCAGGTTCCTCCGAACGCCAGCCAGGCATGGCTCGATAAGCACGTTAAGCCGGGTATGCTTGCTTCAGTGCCCGTTGCACAGCTGGACCCCATCACCAAGCAGCCGCAGCGTGATGCCAACGGTCAGCCGATTTATAAATACGAGACCCAGGTGAGGGACCGGTAAGATGGCCGCCGGTGATGTCGATACCAGGTTTACACCAGGGGGCGGCACCTTCTCGGCAGCCTCAGTGCCTACCGCTGTGCCTAACCCTTATCCAGACATGACGCCGGGCGTTCCTGTACAACCAACCCCACCGGCACCCCCACCGAGCATTCTGGACACCTCGTTTCATAGATTGCCAACGAGGGATGACCCGGGCGCCGATGTGCCTCCTCCAGTGCAGCGCATACGCCAGGCGGTATCCGATGCCTATTACAATGCGCCGTCACTGGGTAACGAACCTGGCAATATGTCGGTGGTACCGCAGAAGTCCCAGGATTGGCTCAACCGCAACCTCGGCCCGATTGGCGGCTGGATTGCCAATGAGCCGGGCAAGATCCTGGGCACTGGCATGGGCATTGCAGCTGCTGTGCCGGCAGCAATCGGTTCCACTCTGAACGAGTTGGGCGAACAGGCTGGCGTGCCAGCGCCGTTGCGGCGTGATCTTACGATGGGTGCCTCGGCAATTCCGGCGGATCAGATTGTCACTGGCGGGCTAAGCGGCGCACGGACTATGGCGCCGCCATCAACCAGGCTACCAGCCGCTGAGCCGCCGATTGTCCCGCCAAGCATCCCAGGCCCGGTCATTCCTGGGTCCAGAGGCCCCTCTGTCATTCAGCCGATCGGCCCAGAGGCGCTGGATACGGCAGCCGCGAGAGGGCGCGTGCGCGGGCTGCTGGGTGATACCGCCCCTGGTCCTACATCCCCCACCGGGATAGCTGCCCCAATGGCACCGCCGGAAGGCTACGCGGGGACGCCTAAACCCACCAGTTCGGCACCAGCCTTTGCGACATCAGATCAACTATACAAGCTAGCGGACAAGAACGCAGCGGCGGCTGGGGACTTCCCGCCAAGTGTTCCGGAGGGGTATCTCGCCAGCATCAAGGCGCAGATCCCATCTGGACCATGGGCATCGGCGACAGGCGGCACTGATGCCATCACTGATTTGTATAACCGGGCGCTGGATGCGCAAGGCAAGCCGATGTCGGGCGCCGATGCGCTGGCCACCGATCAGCGACTTACCCAGATGATCCACGACGAAACCGATCCCCAGAAAGGGATCTCGGATGTCGGGCGCCGGCTTCAGATCGTACAGGACCAATTCCGCGCGGCGACTGATACGCCGGAGCAGGTCCAGGCGCGTCTGGCCTGGCAGCAGGCCGAGAAGATGAAGACGATCGAGGATATCAACGAAAAGGCAGAGCAGACCCAGAACCCCACCGCCGCGATTAAAACCGCCGTAAAAAACCTGACTACTGATGCAAAAGCCTCCGCAGGCTGGTCGCCCGAAGAATTGGCAGCGGTGCGGAATTGGGGCGATCGTGGCACCGCTGGCGATGTGATGTACACGCTCGGCAGCAGGCTGACACCGGCCATCAGTCGTGCCGCATTAGTTGGGGGCGGCTCACTCGCCGGCTATCTCACCGGCGATTGGGCTGGTAGTTTGTTGGGAATGGGCGCCGGCACCGCCGTAACTGAAGCTGGGTCGGCATTCGCGCGAGACTTGGGCAATGCGATGTCGCAACAGCGTATGCAGCAGGCGCTGGAGGTGCTGGGCAAGACGACGCCCAACGCGCCGCCGAGGCCACCCAGCCCATTTGTGGCGACAACACCGGGGGCAGTTACCGCGCCGCCTACCGGTATGGGCAGTATTCCTGCCGCAAGCATTCAGGAAGCATTAAAGCGGCTAGGAGTTGCGCAAGCGCCGGGGCAGCAGGCACCGACGCAGTAAGCCTATCAGGAGTTGCGTTTGGGCCGGTGCAGCACCAACAGGAATAAGATTATACCGATAAAGCCGAACAGAAGGGTCAAGAAGAATCCGGCCATGTTCTCAGCCTTCCCTCAGCAGTCGTGATGGTGATGGCCGCCGCAGAGCAGCAGCCAGACGAGCACGCCGGGCCAGCCGGCGAGCAGGAACGCAAGGAGCAGGTGCATCTGCTACAGCCCGAGCAGCTTGACCAGCGCCACGGTGGCGCCGATCAGGGCCGCCGCAGCGCCGGCGCCGGTCAGCGCCATGGTGAGCGGTGCGAAGCGGATGTCCTGACCGCGTTTCAGCACATCGAACAGTTTGAGCATGGCGTCCGCCTGAAGCTGCTGGATCCGCGCGCTGCGTTCGGCGAACTCGTCCGGCGGGGGTGTGGTGGCACTCATCGAAGCCTCCTGTGGGGCGCCAGCATAACCGGCGCCCCCTGGTGTCTCAGTAGCAGCTGGTCTGGCAGGAGCGGTAACCGCCCGAGCCGTAGCACTGCGTCTGACAGT